TTACAGCATTGATACCAATAGGGCAAGAATCCCTTGAAACATGGGGAGATATTGATGAATTTGGGCGTGTAAAGAGCTTTAATCAGAGGGATAAGAACGGCAAAATCCTCTCAGCACCGATGGATAAGTTGTTGCATTTCACCTTTCGGGGTAGAAAACGTAACCCCCAGGGGCGTGGAATCCTCCGTTCCCTCTACCGTCCGTGGTTTTTCAAGAAGAATCTAGAGACTATCGAGGCAATCGGAGCAGAACGTGACGTCGGTAACGCCCCAGTAGTTACTTTGAAAGAGGGTGTTAAGTATACCCAAACAGATTTGGACAATCTAGCCTCCGCACTAGAAGGCTTCCGTATGGACGAAGCCGTTTATGTGATTTTACCTGGCGGCGCAACACTAGAAGCCTACGGCGGTGGCAACAAAGTCTACAATGTCCGTGAGATGATACGAGATTGGCAACATCTCATACGCCAACGCTTCTTCGCCGACTTCATAAGCCTAGGTTCCGAAGCAGTAGGGACTCAAGCCCTCGCTGATGAAATGACCACGTTCTTTGGCCTTGCACTAAGGTCAATCCAAGAAAAGATGCTCTCTGTATGGAACCGACAGCTAATTCCATGGATTTTCGAAGTCAACAATCTACATCCAGCAGAGTATCCACGATTAGAGTGGCTCAGACCCCATGATATGAACCTACAGAGCCTAGCTCAGGCATACAACACACTAATTGGTGCCAATATGCTTGACCCGAATGATACCGAACTCCGCAATCGGGTCCGCACCCAACTAGGATTAAAGCCTCTCGAAGGACCCCTACAAGTAGGACCAGAGACAGATGAAGGCTTAGCAGAGGAAGCAATCCCTGAAGAAGAGGTCATGGAGGCTTCCGAGGATTTAGCTTCAAGTATATTTGCTGAAGATGATATCCCACACTACCTAGTCCCTAATCTAGTTACCGAAGTCCGTAACGAAGTTAATAATCTAATCCATGAGCTACAGAATCCTGACCATAGAGACCCAACCGCCTGGATTGCAGTTAGCAAAACCGCTGCACTAAATACCATAGATGGTTATCTAAATATGGGAGGATTACGCAACTCCCTAGAACCTAAACTACGAGATTTGGTAGAGTTTTTACAAGCTGCCAAGTCAGTGATTCTTCGGTATGAGGAACAGTCTGATTATCAGTTCCAGCCTTATAAGAGGATTTGGGCAGGTAATCCAGGTAGAGGAGGAGGTGCAACTGGTCTCGGACCCGTAGATGATGAGTTACGTCGTAGGTTCGAGATGATACTTGATGATACTAATGACACACCTGAAATAATACTGCGTAAGGTAAAAGCCTTTTGGGATATGTTGATGCGTAGAGAAGTTGGTATAAATAAAGCTGATACTGAACTCCTACGTATTGTGGAGCAGGTAAGAGATAACCTACAACGTAGAATCAATCTGGAAGAAGATTGTGATGAAGTCCTTGAAGCCTTTGAAGAGGATGATGGAACCTACACAATCTCTGAGTTTGCACAACCAGTAGCACAGGTTAGTGGTGTCTCTAAAACTATGAGTCGTAGCCAATCTGTAAGTATGAATCCTGATAGAGGTACACAATCCTCAACTGGTCGTTCTATACCTGACAACGAGAAGTTTGTTGCCGTATATAGGGACGAAAAAGGTCGTGGGGTAGCTGTATTTGTCAGGGCTAAAGACCAATCTATTGCGATGGCAGCAGCTAAGAAGATAGAAGCTGGAATTAGTAGCAGACTACCTGGCGGTAAATTAGCTAAACTCTTAGGTCAAGGTAATCAAGAATTATGGGTTTCCCCCGAAGAAATGGCCGCAAAGGCTGAACAACAGAAGCCACGTGAAGGTCGTCAAGAACCTGAGGATAAAGAACCTACAACAAAGACTCCTTCAGCCACAACCACTAAAACGGATGATAAGTGGTCAAGAGGGCAAGTAACTAAACGTGCAGGGATTGGTGCTGCGATGGGGCTAGGTATCCATGCTGGTGTTAGTTTATTACAAGGCCGACTCAGAGGCTTTACAGCCCTTAAAGATGCTTTTGAGGAGAATACACAGAAGTTTGGCCTCTTAGACTTCATTAAAGGTACACCTAAAAGTGCTAGAGGAACTCAAATAACCAGAGAAAATATCCATTATGCCCCAGAAGGCGCAGCACGCCATCCAGATGTCAAGAAGCTAAAGGCTCGAATCGATGGCTTGATGCAGCAATACCGTACCAGAATCATAGACGCTGATAGAACCCTCGATGCTCTAATCAAGGCCAGAACCAAAGCTCGGCGAACAAGTGGTGGTTATAGAGGCGGACCAAATGTCAGGATATTGCTACTTAGTATGGTGGATGATGCTATAGCCGAGGTTACTGCCAGCAGCAATTTAAGTGAATTACAATATAGGGAGTTGAATCCAGAGGCTATCTTGGATATAGCTTCAGGTATGCTGAATCCTAATGACCCACTTCCTCAGGGTGAGAAGATGAGGTTACTATCTGAACTGTTACTTCTAGCCCATAGAAATGGATTTGACCAAATCTTAGGCCAACTTGAGGAGATACGAGATAGGATAGCCTTAATGTCGGAGCAACAGTTTCAAGGTGGACCTAAAGACCTTGAATACGATATCCTGCATAAAGCAATGAAACAAGCTACATGGCTCCTAGGCCGAGTCCCCGAGTGGGAAGATATGCAAGACCTCTATGCGCTAGGTAAATTAAAACTCACTGATATTGATTGGGAAATGCTTAATCTCCTAAAGCGGAATAATATCTTTGAAGAGGATGCAGAGTATCACTTTCAAGGCGACCCTGAGGACTTGATTCAGGAAGCTGAGGATACTGTAGATATAATTCAGATGCTTCTCCGTACATATGAGTCTACTAAACGGCAAGTTGAATCTGGGACGGCCCTTCGTCCTGAGACTATTACAGACCAAAGATTCAAAGGTCATACAATCTTAGATGCTATAGGGCTCTTAAAGAATATGGTCAGCTTTGCTACTAAACAAGGCTGGAGTAGTACAGCTATGCAAATTGAAGGGATGATAAAGGGTCAAATGCGTGATGTGGAAGCTAGAAAGGATGCTGGGTATTCTCCACTATAGGGTAACTAACATAACTCTTGCAGTTAGTGTTTTACATAACTATATTACTTGTATATAAAGATTTATCTTTCCCCATTAGCAAAGTGTTACTTTCGTATGACATTATAACTGAAGCAACTATTTAGCTTGACAACCTACCTATTATAGGTCTAAAATTAGTAGTTAGAGTCAAAAGCTCTGATATCCGAGGGAACTAGATGCCATTTGGTAAATATAAAGACTTTGCCGCTTGAGTGGCAGCAAATCGGGAGAAGGATTCTCCTGAAGGCTACTGCGCTGCTCTCCACAAGAAGATAAGTGGTAAATTCCCATCCGAGAACGAGGAAAATGTTGATACTGCCTTTGAAGGCAGCTCTATCTCTGGTATTGTTGCCTTTTTCCTGGACCAAGTATCTGTCGGGGCGATGGATAGAGAGGATGCCTATACAGCTCTTATAGAGTTGCAGCGTAAGCGACCTTCTGACCCTGATATCGCATCTGCCGTAAGAACTTTTGTAACAGCGTTGTGGCCTGCAAATGAGGCTGAGTTATTGTTACAATCCACAGCGATGGTGCAATACGAGCAACAGGAGTTTCAAGGTCCAGAGGATGATGATGCTCGTAGGACTTTAGAGAATATACTTAGTATACCTTGGGATATTCCAGGACAACTTTTGGATAAGCTAGCACTCCTAGTTGATAATCAGAATATTAAACCTGTTAATGAACAGGATGTGGGATTGATAGCTGATGTTACAAAGATAATGGATGGTCTAGAGCGTCGTCTAGGCAATAAAGGTATTTACTATCCTCATAGTAGGTGGTCAAACGAAGGTCAATGGCGTATGCTAAATGAGGATTCTATGACACAAGAATTTGATGCTGTACTCCAAAACGTAGCTATCTTTACGCCAGGAACCCATACAGACAGTCTGGGTACTGAGAAAACCTTCTCAAGAGAGGACCTAGAACATATGGTTGATGCCTTCAATCGTAAGGCACCACCTACAATCCCTGTCAAGATGGGCCATAGTTCGGACGAGTTTAATCAGCAAGTTGCCGATGCTATGGGTATTCCAGCAGTTTTAGCTGTCGGAGAAGGTAGCGGAGGCAAAGGCCAAGTAAGACTCGGCGAGATAACTGCTCTCCACCTCAATGACACGCATCTAACCGCAGACCTTCGCCTGAGTGATAAGGTTGGCCAGCTAGTTAAAGATAAATTGTTTACCGGAGTCTCCGCAGAGATACAGGCTAACCGCAGACAGGGTGAAGAAGTATTTCCAACGGTGTTGTCTGGATTAGCACTACTTGGAGCGCAACGCCCAGCCCTTGCAGACTTGCCAACGCTGCAACAAGCCACGATGCTTGATGACGGCAGCTCCGCTGATAATGTCTTTACCTTTGATAGTGATTTTGCTGGGATAGAAACTAATAATACATTTGCAGAGCTATCCCCAGAAGATATCGAAGGACTTAAACAAGCCCAGACTATTATTGATTCTGTCCTAGCAGAAGAAGTTAGCCCTGATGAAGGTCTTACTAAGCTACAAAGAATCAGGCAAAATGCAGTCCAGATTGCTATAAAAGGGCTAAAAGTTGGAGCTGGAATAGTAGCTTTTAAGATAGCTGAGGATAAAATAGTTGAACTCTTGAATAGGTCTGGTATAACATCACAAGGTACAAATACTATGCCTATGAGCGCAAATGACTATAACCTCTTTGAAGATGGTCAAACTGTAGTCTCTGGTGCAGGTGATGGTGACAAGCTCTTTGATATACCATTCCATGACTTCGGTCGTGGTCGTCACGTCACAGCCACTGTATCTGCTCCTGACGAAATTACCGCAAAGCGTACCGGCCTCCGAGTTGTAGAGAACTTCCTACTGGCAGCAACCGGTCCAATGGGTGGCTTACTCGGTGGCGCCGCAGGTTTAGTGATAGGTAAAAATCTAATGATGGGCAAGCCTATACTAAAGCCTATAGGTGCTATTAGAGGTCTGATTAAATGGGCATTTAGCGAGGAACCAATAACATCAACATCAGAGTTTGTATTTCCAGAGGATTTCAACTTACCGACTAGCTTTAATGTACCCTTCGAAGCTACATCCTCAGGTGAAAAGACTCGCTGGTTAAATGCTGTCTCAAGTTTTGTAGAAACCATGATTGATGGTGTTAAAGAGGGTTCTATAAATCAAGGGTCTGCGTTGGCTACTGTATCTGAAGTGGCTAATAGTCTAAATGCCGTACTCTCACAGACTGTAGGAGTTGATACCCATACAACTAATATAGCATCTAAACTCCTATCAAATGCTCGTAACCTAATAGCCCTAATGAGTGAGGATGAGAGTTCTAACCAATACGTATTTTCAGCTGGTTTTGCTGAAGAACCTGAATTAAGTCCAGATGAGATTAGAACCATAGAAGAAGCTCAGGCTATTATTGATGGTGTGCTTGCAGGTGCCATTTCTGAAACTGAGGGTCTTAGTACACTCCAACGATTTACTGGTAACGCAGTTCAGGCTATTGTGGCAGGTATTACAGCAGGTGCGTTACTTGCTGGCGCGGCAATAACATGGGAAATAGCTTTATCGAGTGTAAAGGCACTTCTACAGAAAGCAAGAACCAGAAGATTGGAGGAAACTATGATATCTGACCAATATGCTGCACCATCGGAACAGCATTTTATGAGTGCTGAGGATGCATTAAAGGAGGCCTCAGATATCCATTCTGCTTATATCAATTTGCGTGGAGTTGAAGGGGCTGAGACTGAAAGGGCTATTCTTTTTGGGAAGATATTTCAACTCAGAAAGGTATTTCAAGGCTTCTTGACTTCATTAGAGCCTGGGGTTGAGCAAGCCGCTAAAACTATTGATATGAGGATAGAGGCTATGGAAAAAATTCGCTACAATGATAGACCTCGTTATGAGGAGGATTCTACATACCAATATGCTGCACCTGAAGGTGTATCTGAAGATGCTTGGGAATCCTGTATAGCATCAGCCAAGGAGGAAGGTATAGAGAACCCAGAAGCACATTGTCGAGCCAAGCTCTCGAAAGGGGAAGAAAAATCCACTGAAATGGAGGAAACACTAATGACCAAGGAAATTGCACGAATCCTACATCTCGGTGAGTCTGCCACCTTGGGACAGATTGTAACCGCGATAACTAGACTCCAAACACAGCAGGTTGATTTCGGGGAACACCAGCAACTTGGCGAACAAGTCAAAGAACTTCAACACACCAATCGTGTTATGGCCTTCCAAGAAGAAACCAAGACCTTAGTACATACTTCCGGTGACCCTAAAGAGCGTGCCGAGAAATTGGCTAATCTCTTTGAAAGTGCTGGCGAGGAAGCTGCCACTGACTTACTAGCCTCCTGGAAAGAGACCGACAAATTTGCCGCGCAAGCAGGCAACACGATAGCTCTCCTGGACGGCTCTAGTGACAACGATACCAGTGACTTCGACCGGGCACTATCTAAGTACCAAGAAGAAAATCCCACTATTACCTATGCTGAAGCTCTGAAGGCTTCTATGAGAGCCACAGCTAACGGAACCCACTAAGTAAATATAGAATCCATTCATATAAGGAGGCCATTGTATGGCTGTAGCAGTTGGTCCAGACCAAAAACCCATTCACACTGAATCCTTTAAGGCTGATGCCGACCTCTCGTCGAAGCAGTTCTACTTCGTAAAGATGACCGCTAACCCACGAGAAGTTGGAGTTTGTGCAGCCACCACCGACAAGCCCATCGGTGTCTTGCTTAATAAACCAGACGCTGCCGGAAAAGCTGCCGAAGTTATGATTATGGGTCGTACTAAGGTCAGTAGCGATGCTGCCCTGAACGAAGCCGCAGCAATTGGCACATCTGCTGATGGTCAAGCTGTTGCTAAGACCGTAACAACCGGTGGTGATAGCACTCACTATGTGGTAGGAACAATCGTTGCTGCCTCAGGTGCTGCCGGTGAAATGGCTGAAGCCATCGTCAACTGTGCGACCCCGCACTTTATCCAAATCTAGTTACATAGCAATCAAATAAGGAGGCCCTTAGATGGCTCAACCAACTGGCTCGGATGTCCATGTTGATGCGGCATTAAGTGCCATCAGCGTAGGCTACCAAAATAGCGGCTATATAGCTGATAGCATCTTCCCTATGGTGCGAAGCACCAAGCAATCGGATAAATACTATACCTGGACCAAAGACTTCTGGTTCCGCAACTACGTCGAGATGCGTACTGCTGGTGACACCTATCCCGAAGGCGCATTGGAACTAAGTTCCACTAGCTACTTTTGTGATATCTTCCACCTGGCATATCCTCTAAATGACGAAGATATTGCGAACCAAGATGAAGCGGTGGAATTGCAAATCACCGGAGCCGAATGGCTTGCAGACCAATTCATGCTCAACCGTGAAGCAGCTATGGTAGCTGACTTCTTCAAGACCGGTGTTTGGGGTACTGATGTAACCCTGAGCGGTACTGACCAGTGGTCTGACTTTGCTAACAGCGACCCTGAGACTGATATCCGCACCGGGGCACAGACTATCCAAAAAGCAACTGGTTCCAAACCCAACAAACTGATTATAGGTAAAGAGGTAGCTGATAAACTCGCACAGCATCCTCTGCTACTTGAAAAGTACAAGTATACCAACGTAGCTAACTTGACTATCGCCCAAATCTCAGATTCACTAGGACTACCTGAGATAGTGGTAGGCGAATCTGTTGATAACACCGCCCAAGAAGGTGCCACATTCAGTGGTGAGTATACCTGGGGCAAGAATGGTATGCTGCTCCATGTAGCGTCCAGTCCAGGTCGTAGAGTTCCCTCGGCCGGCTACACCTTCGTATGGCCTGTTGACGGAGAAGACTTGGTAGTATCCATCAAAAATATCCGGCAAGATGAACGTGACCGTAATCTGCTCCAGGCCAAACACGCATTTGACCAGAAAGCAGTAGCCACGGACCTCGGTTACTTTATCTCAGCAGCCGTAGCTTAAGGAAGAACTTATGGCATCTTTGACCTTCAGAGTCCGAAAGGAATTAACCTGGAATGGTAAAGTCTATCAAACCGGGGAGTTAGTCCAGATAGAAGAAGGACATCCTCGCCTTAGGGCTCTGATAGAGCAAAGCCATCATCTGGAGTATTCCAGTGATACAATCCCTAAAGTTGCGGTTAACGTCAATACCTAGGAGGTAATCTTATGGTCATAGCAAGAACTGACGGTCGTTCCGTGCGGGGAGCCTTAACAGTTAACACTGGCAATGTAGATATGGTAGCAGGCACCCTGGATATCCAAGATGGTGGGGCCGTCACCCAGGCTACCAACCGCACCACTGGTGTAACTCTCAGTAACTACTCCGGTAAAGTTACTACGACGGCTACATCACTCGCTGCCGTTACGATTGTAACGCACACGGTGACCAATACCCTGGTTGCGGCCACTGACAATATCATTATTACCAAAGTATCTGGTGATGCTGATACCAGTGCTTTCGTAAGTGCAGTTGCGTCTGGCTCTTTCAATGTATCTCTGAGGAATAACCACGATTCTGCCGCTGACACCACTGTTTTCGTGTATAACTTCGCATTGATTAAAAGCGCAATTACCTAAATGATGAATCGTGGCTTTCCGGAGTGGATAATGTTTCTGAGTTGTAGATATAGCCACCTCTACCTCTCTCATGTTTGGGGGTAGGGCCGTAGGATGGTTCTCAACACTATCCGGTCCTACCCTTGAACGCTTAACTTGATATTTGGAGGCCGACTAATGGTTGGGTCAGCTCGACTCGCATTAACGCGGCGTAATATTCCAGTCTATAGAGTAGCCTTTTCGGATTTGGTAGTAGCTGGTGCTGGAGTCGGCGTAGAACTCTTAGGCGTAGCCAATAAGTTAATAACCCTACGTCACATACAAATCTCCAAGCCATCGTCTGCTATCGAACCCTTAAAGCTGGAAAAACTTTCATCCGCTTGTAGCGGAGGTACCAGTTCATCTATAACTGGGGTGCCAAATCGCACCTCATTTGCGGCTGCAGGTTCATCAGTAAAATTATATACCGGTGTACCAACAAGTGGAACTGTCATTAACCAGCT